ATGCAGGCGCTGCGGCTCTGGGTTCTTTCCGTGAAGGTGACGACAAAGTCCCTTGGTCTGAAGTGGCCGCTAGAACCTACGGTATGAAGAACGCCTTGGCAGGTGCCTTCGCCAAGGGCATGGAGAACATGTCTGACCCCGAGACGTACAAGCTAAAGAATGCTCTACCTACTACTGTACTCCACAATATGGAGCAGTTCCAGAAAGGTATCGTACAAGCTGGTGAGTACCACGGACTAGCTATGCGTAAGGCTATACAGGTCGGTAAAGAGAACAATTGGGATTGGGAGACTACGGCTCGTTACGCAAGAGACGTCGCCAGTAATCCAACACCAGATATCATCATGGCTGCTAAAACCGCAGTCAAGAGGATGACGTATACAGACGAACCTTCTAGATTGACTGGTGGTTTCGAGAAGTTCAAGGGATACCTAGGCAAGGACGGCAGCAAGAGCGGCAGGAGTATGCAACTCGCTGCTGATTTACTAGTGCCATTTCTACAACGTCCAGACGGCATCCTGCGCACTGCTATTCGTTATTCACCTCTAGGTGTACTAGACAGGTATAACATCGCAGGCTGGAAAGCAGGCGGAGCTGCTGCCGACGTAGCCACTACTCGCGTCGCCCTAGGGAGTATGCTTACCGCTTGGGCCGTAGATAAAGCACTGTCTGGCGACATCGACGGAGGTGGTCCTAACAACTATCAACAGCATCAAGACTGGTTAAAAGCCGGGCATGTACCTTACTCACTTAAGATTGGCTCTGGTAGAATGTCTTTGAAGGGTATGTCGCCTTTCGCTGATACTGTAATGGCTGTGGCCAATGCCGTAGAAGATTACCAAGAAAGTAAAGCCAGTCCGCTTGGCAAGCTTGCGGGTATTCCTCTTTCCATCGCTCAGAGCATGACTAACGAGAATTGGATATCTGGGGTAGCTCCTGTTATCGAAGCTGCTGATAGTCACTCGTCTGCTGCTGGAATAGGTAATAACCTCAAGAACTG